TCAATCCGTGGCACTGTTGACCCGCTCGCATACGATGAGAAAATGACCCGAGCGATCTTGAACACGCTGCGACATGGCCGGAAAGAAGCCCAAGGCGCCACCAAGGTTCATCTTGAGGCATTGGCTAAACTCATGGCCGACTATTGAACCGGCCAACTAGGAACACGCAACCCGGCGCCGGTCCGATTGGATCGGCGTCGGTTCCCCCTCAAAATTTCCGGGAAAATCTCCCGGAAAAAATTTCCTTGAAAATCCGGCGTTAGCCATGCTCATGATCGGGGGGCATGACCCCCTCACAATTTACCCCCTAGAGTATGCTCTAGGCGCTGCGTATGGCCTCCGTTTGAATCTAAGGTATCTTTACCGCCTAGATAGTCGCCGGCCCCCCACACACGACGCCAAAAACTGACGACGTGGCCGTGTATCTGTTGGCTACCCCCTTGCACAATTTTAGAAAAATTTTTCCAAAAATAAATATTTATAAACTAAACATTAAAAAAACATTTTTATTTTTCTGATTCCGGGTTGCAGGGTTTCTCCCTTCTTTCTCCTGTGGCCCTCCACTCAGAAACGAGCGAGGCAGCATTCTTGCCGTGGATTCTGTGGGACAACTTCAAGTGCCTAACTCTTTTCATATAACTATGGACTGCATTTTTAGAAAGGGGAGTCCAAGCCTTCGGATAATACTTGTTGACTTCGTATGCTATCTGTTCTGAGTTTCGCCACTCGTCAAAAAAACCCTCGTGATAGATATCAATGATCCTTTGCTTATACCAAAGTTTCTTGGGAAGTGGACCGGGCTTGCCATTCATTTGATCCTTCCACTCTTTTCTCATATTTGGCTTGGTCATCTGCGTATCACCTTGCCACCTATTCCTTTAGATGAGCGATTAACTTTTCTTCTAGCGCCGCCTAACCATTCACCCGCATCTGCTGTTTTCATAATTACAGGTGATGCAAACGTCTTTGCGCTGAATTGATCTATGGCGTGTGCAAATGCCATCACTAAGTCATTATGCTTTCCCAAGTCAACGATCAAACCGTTTCTCCATGCGTGAGTTTCCAACTCGTCTAGCAATATGTTGACATTCATCCTAGTCGTATGATCGCCATAGGGAAACACAACCAACTCTCTTTCAAACCAAACCCTAAGTCTGTTAAGCAAACCCTGTTTCAATGTGCGGTTGCTAACCTTGCTAGACTTGTAATCAACGACACCACCTTTCTGTTCGATCAAACTTTTGTATAGTTGCTGGAAGCCAACGTCTTCAGCAGCAAATGATGGTGTGCCAAACCTTCTATTCCAATCTATGATGATATCTGCTTGTTTGTCGGGAGGGAAATCGTTTCGCCTCCATAAATTCACAAGATGCACATATCCATCCTCATCTTGTCGAAGCACAACCATAACGGAGTAATCTTGCCCTAATCCATGTGCAGGGTCAAAACCTATGCTATACTTGCTGTTGTGTATTTTTTCCGGTTCAAATATACCGTCCATGTTTAGATTCTTTCGTATGAGCGTTCTTGGATAGACAGAAGCCTCGTCATCTATAACACGACATAGATACTCCTGTATGAATGATAACTCGCCCATCGCCTCTTTCTGCTCAAGTAGGAAGTCAATCGGCCTGAATTCTTCCCACAATGCTTCGGGCTTTACATTTTCGGGATCAGCAGCCCAATCATCCCAATTCACTATGCTAGACCACACGCCGCTTTTCCAAGTTGCGTTGTCAAGCATTTCAGTGTGATACAAGTCAGTCATAGACATAGGTGTGCCAACGACATAGATTGCTGTTCCGGGCGACAACATTGGTGTGACCTTCTTGCGAAACCAATGCTGTATATCTTTTGGATCGCTATCACCACTATCATCCAACACATCGTCAAATGCTATGCAAGCCGGATGCTCACCACGAATAGCAGCGCCTACCGATGTAGCCCTAATCCATGCGCCATTTGTCAAGCGCAACTCCAACTTGTTGCCTCGCTTTGGATCTAGGTATCTGCTCAGTTGTGGATGACGTTTTATGTCTTCTCTTATTTCTTCAAGCCTTCTACTTGCCAAGTCTTTGCTTGCTGAGAACAGCCAACAAGTAAACGGCTTGTCACGCCACTTATCGAATAGTGCATGGTGAAGTAAAACAACCCTAAGAGTTGTTGACTTGGAATGGTCACGAGGGGCGATAACACAGACACGATGCACAGACCTGTCGCTTCTCTCGGTATAGAGATTCATCCACTCTCCTATGTGATCTCCCCATGTGTAGCCCAACCAACGGTAGAAGTATTGTGGATCACGCTTTGCACGTTGTAGGGCGAATTGCGTAAAGTCACTCATCATCTATCACCGGAGAAAACAAGTTGGCTACCACACCCAACTTTTCATCTATCATGTGAGCGCATAGCCCCTTCCTTTCCATGACATAGCCGGATCGAGTATGATATCTATCATGACCCGCTAGGCTAGGTAGTTGTATTATGGTAGCACCATTCTTGTCGCTGACCTTGAGATGATGCAAGTGTCCGTGAAACCACACATGATTCTTAGTGATACCCCAAGCCTCTCGCTGTTCTATGGACATGATGGATGGTAGATTGTTTAGATTGACCTTATCTCCATGTGTAAAGCCCAACAAAGAGTTGCCGTAAATAACATATTGCCTTGGTTCTGCATTTACTATTACATTGACATCTTTCACATCTTTGTAAGCAGCCTCAAGGTAGAGCATCAGCATTAGAGATGTATGTCTGTCATGGTTTCCGGCCATTAGTATGATCTCAACAGGGGCTACGCTTCTTAGTATGTCTATGTGGTCGGATGCTAACTTAACACCTTCCATCAATATCTGCGCTGGTGTGCCGTCCATGTCTTGAGGTGTTCCTTTTGTCGTGCCACCTATGTCGTTGTCAACATGAAACCAATCGGAGCCAGCAGTCAAGAATATTTTTTCGGGCTTGCCGGGTAGCCTTGATAGTAGGTTTTCAGTCTTCTCAATCAACCTATTTCTTGCATCTTCACGATTATACTGCTCTCCTGTCTCGGATATCCACCCATACTTGCCGAAGTGCAGGTCAGTTGGGGATATGACCAAGGCATACTTCTCCTTCTTTAAGGTCAAGCCTGTTTTAGATACCCTGTGCTTGTATGGTTTTATCAATTCTGAAAACTCATCCTGTATGCTTTGCCTAAAGTTTCTCCATGAGTCAGCATCTTTCTCCATTTGGCGCTTTGCCTCACGTTCTCCTTTGATAACAATTTCTTTTCTTTTGAGATGAACATACTCATCTACTAGAGAAGTAGTTTCCTTAAGAGTTATTTCACCGTCAGTAAATGGGTCCATAGCGTGTCGCCACTTCCAGCATCTTACATATGCAGACATAATTGATGGAGGCATACTGTATTCACTAGCCATCTCATCGGCAGACAAGCCACCGCCTACATTTGAGTATGATTTTCTCATGGCCCTGTGCTTGTGTCCGGGCATAATGATTATCTCATTATGATTTATGAGAAATGTAAGATACTTATCTTCACCTTCATCGTAGTAGGTTCTGTTCTTTACATCGGGAGCATTATCTTCATCAAGTATATTCTTTGGTAAAAAGGAGTTGCCCTTCTTCTTCCACCTGTTGATCGCTATTCTCCAAGCATCTACCGATCTTCTAGGATCTACCTCGTGTAGAAACTGTGCGAATTGTGTCGCATTCGACCAACCTCGCTTGGCATACTTATCAATAACAGGCCCACCGTTCAAAACACGGTCAGAATTTTCCCCCATAATTTTCGCACGTTGATTCCTTTATTAAATGTTGTGTAAACCCATAATTATTTTACTTGTTTTAGTTTATAATAAAAAGAAATACAGCCTCTCAGTAATCGTTTTATCTTAATTATTTTATTTCTTCATTAGCGTGTAAGAAACCTCCGGTAATTTTCTTAGGTGTCTTTGAAAGAATAAAAGAAATAAATGAAATAAGTGCAGTATAACGATTTATTCTTTTGAATTACGCCGTAAAAGATTAAAAAAATTAAAACGGTTTTACCAACCTTGATAAAAGACTATCAGAATTTGGACATATGGCGGAGCGTAGGCGTTTCTCGTTGTTCAATAGGAGAAACAATCAAAAGACAGTGACATCACAAGTAGTTAGTTCGCAGCGCATACCAACCAACAAATCGTTTTCTGTCGCTGCTGGAATACCGGATATAGTTAGAGACACCGAGAGGTTGCGTAGCGATAACAAGTTTGACAACGAGTATGATCTCTACGATTCTATGTTGAAGTTGGACCCGGAGTTGAACGGTGCGGTTCGTGCAGTTAGCCTTACGGCCAACAACTACGAGTTGAATTACTCTCGTGGTCGCAACGCAAGCATTAGAGATGCGATCCGTGTCCTTGTCGAAGAAACACTTGACTTCGATGACTTTCTCATAAACGCCATGCGTGGCCTCATGGTCTACGGCAACGACATCAACAAGATCGTTGGAAGTAGCGGCAGGGGCGTGACCGCACTACAAAGTCTTCCCGTAAAACAAATCACCATCGTTGATGAGCGAGGTGGACCCGGAAAGGCTTTTACGGCAGACGAAGACACACCCATAACAACTCCGGCCACCTATATTCTAAGAGAAGGCAAGATGACCGAGCAAGGTTTCCCTGTAGACGAGATTATGCACATACGCATAGACGCTAGGAGCAATTGGTTTACTGACAACAAAGGCAGAAGGTCTTACGGTGTTTGGGGCGCAAGCAGGTTCACCTCGCTCAAGCAAGCCATTCGCATGAAGTATAACACGATGAACAACAGGCTGTCGTTAGAGGATGCCATGACAAAGCAGTTTATCACGATTGAGAGGTCTGCCATCGAGCATATTCAAGATCCAAACGAGCAGTCCGATAGACTTACTCATATCATGGATGAGGTTATCAGTCTGTTTGAGGGGTTGCGTGGAGATCAGATACCCGTTCTCCCACATTACGTCAAACTACACCACGTTGATCTCAAGAACAGCATACCGTCCAGCAACGATTTCCTAGATGCGGTCAACGGAGACATAGCGGCTGTGCTACAAGTTCCTCGTGTTGCTGCTGGTCAAGAGAAGGGCAGCACATTCGCAGCGACATACAACGCAAACCTTTGGGCTGTTGGCGCAATCAGCAGAATGCACCGAATACTAACCGATGCTTGTAATAATCTGTTCTCGCTGCACCTCAACCTCCTTGGCATAGAACATAGGAAACAGGACTTGCCTAAGATCGTGTTTGACACGATGGACACAGAAACACCACTTAACACAATGCAAAGGGTAGTTCTAGGCTACAACGCTGGAATACTAACGCTAAATCAATCGTTAGAGATACTAAACCTTCCAACCGAGAGTATGAGTGGCGATGACAGAAAACAGAAAGGTCGATCAAACGTAGGTGAGTTGCCAAGAGAAAACTCACAACCCGGTGCCACAGATGTTTGATTTCTTTTCTCTTATCTTTTATGCCTTCTACGGCATTGGCATATTGGTGTTTCTTATAATGCTTTATGAAATATTGATAAAACAACTTGTAAATCGCAAAGACATGGCACGATTGTCCTCGCCAAATGACAAACTGATGCTCGTTTTCGGACTAGGTGTGGTCTTGTCTTGGGTTATTATCGCTGCAACAGCATCTTACTTCAGCATCGTTGAGGAAAGAGAGATCACCGACTCTCAACTAACTGTTATCGGTCTTCTCGGCGGTCCCGCTTTGCTAATGATAACATCAGTCCTAGACTTGTTCAAGGGCAAAGAAGGTGCTAAGATCAACATACTGCCCGACCAACTTGCATCAGATGTCAACGCAACCGAGACTGAGAAGGAGCATATCAGGGTTCTTGAGAAGGCTCGTATCGACCATGAGTTGAAAATGGAAGAAATGCAGAAGGCACACGAGTTGAAGATGGATGAATACATCACCACTCACGACAACACAGACTTGGCAGACATTCAAATAACGGAAAAGAAAAAGAAAGGAGGAAAACAGTGAATGTCGAAATCCTTTACTTCGCCGTGTTCTTTGTGTGTGTTGCCTCTTTGTTGGACTTGTGGCTTCGCAAACGAGGGATCTGAGTGATAGCAGAATCGCTAGTATATCTCGCTTGTTCTTGCTTTCTTTGTTTTGTGATTTTTGGCGCATACCTGTGGTTCAACGGGTTGTCTAAATGGATTTGGCCTTAGTCGAATATTGTTGCTTGCCGTTTATCTTCGTCTACTTTCTTTCCCTTTTGGCCGGTGGCGATCCCGGTGATTTTCTCAAAATAATTTATATGACACTCCAAAACTTAAAACAGTAGGGGAGTTTACTCTATGCCGAAGAATCGTAAACTACAAAATGTTATCGGGACAGAACATATCAAGGATGCGGCAGAAGCGGAGATTGCGGCCCAAGCCTCCGGCGGTGCAACCGTCGCTTTCAAGAATGTGGCTGTGTCGGGTCAAGATAACATAGTAGCAGATGCCTCGGCAGATACGCTCAATATTGCAGGTGCAGGTTCGGTATCAGTCACAACTAACGCCGCTAACGACACTTTAACAATAACCGGAACAGATACCAACACACAACTTTCTACCGAACAAGTCCAAGACATTGTAGGTGCTATGTTTACCGGCAATACCGAAACAGGTATTACAGCAACGTATGAAGATTCTGACGGCACAATAGATTTGGTTGCTTCGGGTGGTTCTCCCGGCGGCAGTAATCATCAAATTCAATTCAATAACGGTGGTTCCTTTGGTGGTGACGCTAACTTTACCTTTGATGATACAGCAGACGCAGAAAAGGTAGTGTTAGAAGCAACATCAAGTGAGACACTGCTTAGAATAACACAGAACGGAGAGGGTCATGCTCTAGTAGTGGAAGATGAAACCAACCCTGATAACAGCCCGTTTGTCATAAACAAATTTGGTCGTGTTGGTATCGGAGAAAATGCCGTTAATAATTCATATTCCCTTTCTACAGGCGCTAGTGGAAACATTAGGTTCGGAACAAATGGCTTCATAACGGGTGGTAGGTTCCTAGCCTCTCAAAACCAAGCCCCTTCAAACCCTGTAATCTCAAGACTTACAGACATAGATACAGGGTTGTATTTCCCCGGAGCAGATCAAATAGGTTTCTCAACAGGCGGAACTGAAAGACTAAGATTCGGTTCAGCAGGTCAAATAGGTATAGCAGGTGCAAACTATGGAACTTCTGGACAGGTCTTGACATCGGGTGGAGCAAGCGGAGCAGTATCTTGGACTACGGTTTCGGGCGGTTCTGCTTTTGCACCAACCCCTCAAGTTTTTAGACAGGGAAGCGGCGGAAGCACAAACCCAAGAACGACACTAACAGCCTTGACTCCATATGGTTTTCCAAGTTTCAGCAACACAAACCATCCAACCACATTACAAAGAGTATTTTTCTTCCCATTTATCGCTCCGGAAACTGTGGCAATAACAAAGTTATCAGTATATGTTTCAAGCGCAAACGCATCAAGCCCTAATGTCTTGTTGGGTATTTACACGGCTACCGAAGGGGGGTCCGGAACAACTCTCCAAAGAACACCTAACGCACTACAAATGACAGCATCAGTAGCCACTACGTCAACAGGCTATCAAGATGCCACTGTCAGTGCTTACTCCGGTGGTTCTACTACCATAACAGAAGGAACTCTTTATTACGCTGCTTATGCGAGAGCAGCAGCAACGGCTGGTGGTTCCCAACTACAAGGTGTCCAATCAGCATCAAGGTCGCAAATAAGTGTGTCAATCGGAAACGCTAACCAAGTTGCTATCAATAACGGTTCCGGCCAAGGGGGGGAACATAGCGATGGTGATGCTTTGGCTGCAAGTTATCCTTCTGCTTACCCATCCTCAAAGACAACAAGCACCACTACTTTGCACATAATGTATAGGGTTGATTAGAATGACATTTGTATTACATAGACAAGAAACATTGGATGGAGTCACTACTAAATTTGATGTGACTTGGGATGACGTGAGAACATCTAGGGACATGGAGTTAGTAAGAACTGATTGGTGGGCCTTGTCAGATGTGACGCTATCTACAGCAAGGAGAGACTACAGGCAGTTTCTAAGGGACTTACCTTCTTCGTATTCCAGCGCAAACGACGCTGCTGATGCTTGGAGCGCATACAATATACCGGAGTGATAGTATGCCAAAGAATCGTAAAATGCAGAACATCATTGGAACAGAACACATAACCGACGCAGCCGAAGCAGCCATCGCTGCACAAGCAAGTGGTGGCGCTACCTTGGCTTTCAAGACAGTAGCCGTTTCAGGACAAAGCGACATCGTTGCTGATGCTGCGACAGATACCTTAACCCTCGCTGGCGCTGGCGGCACTACTATAACAACGGATGCTGGAACAGATACCGTCACCATAACATCCAGCGATACTCAACTTTCCACGGAACAGGTGCAAGATATAGTAGGGGCCATGTTTACAGGGAACACAGAAACTAACATTACTGCTACATACGAAGATTCCGACGGGACTATTGATCTTGTTGCTTCCGGCGGCGGCGGTGGCGGTGTTATATCATCTATGGCAGACTTACAACCTAAGCCTCAGTCTTCAAACTTACAAAGCGTTGGCTTTGGAAATTATCAGAAGACATTAGGTGGTGCGCCATTCTTCTTGAATCTTGCTTCTTGGAACACCATCCAAACTGCTGATATGGTAAACGGAAACAACGGCCAAGTAGTTTTCTTCCCTTACATGGGTTCCGGTGAAACTATGGTAAAGGCAAAAGCATACAAGGTAAATAGTAGTGGTCAAAACAACGATATGAAACTTATGCTTGCCTTTTACGCTAGTGACTCAGATGGCATACCAACAGGCGGTCCTGTCAATAGCGGTAGTGTAGAATTGATTTCCCCTGTTTCTCCCTCTACTGCTGCTGTTCTTGAAGCAACATGGACTAACGGGCCTACATTGACATCGGGAGAATTGTTTTACCTTGGTATGACTATAGATACGAATGCTGCTGTCCCGGCGGCAGGTGGTGATAGAAATTTGGGTTCGATAAGATCAACCCCTACTTTTGAGCAAGAGGCTTTGGGATTCAGTTTCAGCACACTTCTGTTAAATAACAGTAATTTTGGTAGAGTGACAGGCTTAGTATCTTCTACTAGCACAGGAACCACAAATGGTTCAAGATCCTTCCCAACCATAGGTTCGGGTAGTTTAAGTTTGGCTACAAGTAGCGGTAAGAACGTGCCTAGAGTCAGTTTTGAGGTCACATACAGTTGAGGTGATTAGATGAATCTTGAAGATGTAAGTTTTAAACCAATAAAAACAACAAAGATGATTAGCGACGGTGTTGAAGTAGACATCCCTAGAGCATGGGTCTATGACACTTGGGAAGATTTGAAATGGGGCAGGGATAAGGAATTAGCGCAGACAGATTGGTGGGTCATGCCCGATAGAAACACCACTGATGCACAAAGAGCATATAGGCAGTTTCTTAGGGATCTACCTAACAATCATTCAAACGTCCAAGACGCTGAAGATGCTTGGGCGGATTACGACATAAGCAATCTGTGATACCATGCCTACGAGAAGATCCGACGAGAACCGGGCCGCTTTCATGAACAGATGTATGTCAGATGACAAGATGCGGCGGCAGTTTCCCGGTAGAGAACAAAGATTTGCAGTCTGTATGAAATATGCAGACGAGTAATAAAGATAATAAAACACTTGTTGAATCAGGCACCCATGTCCTGTGGCTGTGGATGTGGCGGTGAGCAAGTAGCCTACGAGGATTGGGGAGAGGTAGGAGTTGCCGCAGCCGAGTATCAAGGCCGCAAAGTCACACTCAACAAACCATTTCGCACACCCGGCGCAAGTAAGAAGTTTGGAGTTTACACGATGAACGAAAACAACAATGTCGTTCTCGTAAGGTTCGGTGATCCAAACATGGAGATCAAGCGTGATGATCCCGAGAGAAGAAGAAACTTTAGATCACGACACAACTGCGATAACCCCGGACCAAAATACAAAGCACGTTATTGGTCATGCAGACAGTGGGAAAGTGGGAGAAGGGTAGAAGCCGGAATGGAGGATTACATTTATTCAACAAGGGAGGGTGCTGAAAAGAAGTCCCGGCAGATTGGGTTTGAAGGAGCAACCTACATGGAGCGCATGGCTGACGGGACACCGATGTA